CAACCGGCTCGCGTCGCCCGTGATGAAGTCATTGTCCCTGCCCATGCTGTGAAACGTATTGGTAAGGGTAACCCTAAGCGCGGCGCGGATAAGCTATACGCTCTTATGGATAAGGCTCATAAGGCGCGGAAGAGGGCAGACCGAGGCGAAGACACTAAACGACGTCGGGGCCTTGCTTAATGCAGGTGTCCCTCGTCCCGACCGAGTTTATCGAAGGGTTGTGGCCTAAGGTATTTCCGCATCTGCATAAGGCTGCGGAGTATACGTTCGGGCGATACTACCCGGAGGATATTTTTGCCGTCGTGGCAAACGGGGAAGCCCAGCTCTGGATTGTGTTAGACGGTGACGAAATTGCTGGGATTACTGTGACGCGGTTTTGGCAGTATCCGCGTAAAAAGTGCCTTGATCTGGTTTTCCTTGCGGGGAATGACGGGTTTAGCTGGAAAGACGACATGCTGAAAATGCTCCAGCATTGGGCAGCGGATAATGAATGCGACGTAATCGAGGCATCCGGTAGGGCGGGCCTCTCCCGTGCTTTCCGTGATGACGGTTATCGTGTATTGTGGCAGGTGTTCGAATTGCCCGTGGCTGAAACGGGTCTTGGAGGTCAAGATGGCTAAGGGCGGTAGCAGTCAACCGGTCAAACAGGAAGTAACCCAGTCTAACCTCCCGGAATACGCACGCCCGTATTTTGAGACTATGATGCAGCGCGGGCAGTCTTTGCTTTCGCAGGGCTACACTCCTTACGGGCAGGAACGTATTGCCGGGTACACCCCGGAACAGCAGCGGGTCCAGCAGAACGTACTTGGGATGCAGACGCCGGATCAGTTCGGTTCTGCTACAGGGCTGGCTACTGCCGCAGGTCTTGGGTCCTTACAGGCGGGTCAATACGACCCTAGCCAGTTCTATGCCCAGCAGGTGCGCGGGCCGCGCCTTAACTATTTCCAGATGGAAGGCCCGGAGCAGTTCGGCGGTGCGCAAGCTGCGCAGTATATGTCGCCGTTCATCCAGCAGGCGCTGGAACCGCAGATGCGGGAAGCCGTGTACAGCGCGAAGCGCGGCCAGCTTGCGGAAGACCTCGGCGCTGCCCGTCAGGGGTCCTATGGTGGTAGCCGTCAGCTACTTGCGTCCTTGGAGCGTGAACGTAATCTCGGTCAGCAGATGGGCGATATTCAGGCCCGTGGCTTGCAGTCTGCGTACGAAAGCGCCCAGATGCAATTCGAACGGGATCGTGCGGCGCGTCAGCAGGCGGGTACGCAGAACCTCCAAGCTGCTCTCCAGACACAGGGTCTTGGTGCGCAATATGGTACGCAAGCATCCCTAGCCAATCAGCAGGCTATGCTCGAAGCGCAGCGCATGGCGGAGCAGTCGCGCCAGTTCAGTGCGCAGCAGGGGCTGGCTGGTCTTGCGCAGGCTGGTCAGATGGGTCAGACGCTTACCAACATCGGTCAGGCACAGCAGAACGCCGACCTCGCACGGCTCGGTGCACAGCAGCAGGCGGCGGCCATGCCGCAGGAGATGCAGCAGCGTCAGCTTGACTTGGCTTATCAGGACTTCCTGCGTCAGCGCGATTATCCTCTGGAAATGCTCCAGCAGTACAGCAGCCTGCTGCGGGGTGTGCCAGTCACGCCGTCTTCGACGTCTACAACGTACGCACCTTCGCCGTCCACGTTCAGCCAGATCGCTGGTGCTGGTCTGGGTGCGGCGGGTCTCTACAACATGTACAGGGGCGGCTAAGACATGCTTGACCTTAACTATAAGGAAGTCGCGGAACAGTTCGGTGGCGATATCCCAAGGATCGCACAAGCAGCTGCTATAGGTGCGCTGGGTCCGTATGGTGTGCTCGTTGCTAGTGCCGCCGCTGACCATATCAAGCGTATGCGTGCCGCTGCCGCGCAGGAGCAGGTACCCCAACAGACCGTTGCGCAACAACTCTTAAGTCCGCAGCCGCAGATGCCGGTTGCCCCTCAAGGTCTTGGTGCTACTCCGCAAGCCGCAACTATGCCTGCGCCTGAAGCTGCCGGACTTGGTATGGCGGAAGGTGGTATGGTTCCTCCTTACGCAGCTGGCGGCGGACTTTCCTCGCTACCTCTGCCGGATGATATGTTCGACGAGTCGCGTAACGGTGGCTTTGATGACGGCTATGCCGGTGGCGGTCTGGTTGCGTTTGCTAAAGGTGGTGATACGGATACCTATTACGGCTACAACTATAAGGACCCGCTGGCTAACCTTGCTATCCGTGATGCGCTCTTTGGTGCGCCGCAGACCAAGTACGAGGAAGAAGCAGAAGCTGACTACCTCCGTCGGCGTAGCCCTGAGTACCGCAAGGATCAGCGGCGCAAGGATATAGCCCAGCTTATGGCTGAGGCTGGCTTTGGTATGATGGCCGGTAACTCTCCGTATGCGCTGCAAAACATCGGCGCTGCGTTGGTACCCGCGCTTGGTGCAGCGACCGAACGTGCTCGTGACCGTCGCGCCGAAGAGCGTGAAATCCAGAAAGGTCTCCTTGATCTGGAGCAGGGTAAGAATACCCGTGCGGCGCAACGCGCAACACAAGCTCTGGAAATGCAGGGCCTTGGCATTAAGGGCTACGAAGAAGAGACGGGCCGTACGTTCCGCAGCGAGGAAGCTGAAAAAGAACGTGCTTACGACTGGCGGAAGTTTCAGGCTAACGAGGCGGGCGAAAACTACCGCGCTGGCCTGCGCTCTGATGGTGGTAGTGGTGGGGGGCCTAAACGGCTTACAGCTACGGCGATCAAGGACATAAAGAGCCTCGAAAAGGAAGAAAACGAGGCTACCACTAAGTTGACTTTGGCACGGCGTGCTTGGGTTCGTGCAGGTAAGCCCGCTAAGGGTAAGGTTAAAGATGCGCTAACGGACGCGACTACTACGGTTCAGTCAGCCCAAGCAGTGCGTAGAGCGTATCTTGATAGGCTTGGACTGCCATATAGCGAAGCAAACATCCCCGCTAAAAAAGCCCACCGTCGTGAGTTCGGGCTTGAAGGTCGCAGAAAGACTAGTTCGCAGGCCATCGTAGATCAGGGAAGAATTATTAGCGAATCTGACTAAGATTAAGTAAGGTACGTCATGGCCTTGAAACGATACATTTATGAGCTTGGGGGCAAGCGGTACACCATCGAAGCCCCCGCAGGAGCAACTGCTGCCGATCTTAAGGCTATCGTTTCACGTGGAACACAAGCTCCCCGTGCCGTACCTAGCGACGTGGCGAAGCGCGAAACCGAGTTGGCGGCAGAGGAGAAGCGCCTCCGTGCCCGGGCTGCCAAGGGTGAAAAGGAGCTGGGTAAGGCTCCCGAAGGTGTTGGCGGCTTCTTGGAGTCCGCGCGTCGGTTCTTGGGCGGTACACCTGCACGTGAGGAACTGCGTCAAAAGCTGCGGGAAGACACGGCTGAAAAGCTGGACCTTATCCGTCAAGAACGCCAGTACATGCAGAAGGCGGGCAAGCGCGCTGCTGCCCCTACCCTTGGGGAACGCATCACTGGTGGTCTGGCCTCTATTCCCCGCGGTGCCATCGAGGGATTGTTTCAGGCTCCGGGTACCTTGGGTATTGGTGGTGCACGGGGTGAAGAACTTGCCAAACGGTCGGAAGCTACAGGTAAAGGACTTGTAAAAGCTCTTGGTCTGGAACAGGCGGAGACTGCCCAGTTTGACCCCCTCCAGCGCAATATCGAGGCGTTTGGCGGCGGGTTAGGTAGCATCCTTCCTTTTGTGGCTACGGAAGTAGCTGGACGTCGTCTGGCTCCAGTAACCAAGGCCGCCCCGTTTATCACCCGTGGTGCGCAGGCTATCCTTGGTACCGGGCAGGGTGCGACGCAAGCTCGCCAGCAGATGGACGAGTTCGAAAAGCAAACCGGCCAAAAGGTTGACCCGACAACACGTAAGTTTGTGCAGCTCGGTGGCGGTGCCATTGGACTGACTGAACTGCTGCCCATAGGGCGTATGGTGGATGCCCTTCCTCCCGCTGCACGCACTGCGACGCAGCAACGAATTAATAGCCTCCTTACCGACCTGACCGCAGGGCGTGTTTCACGTGAAACAGTTAAGCAGACGCTGGCCCGTACGGCTGCGTCATTGGATGCTACCGCGGCTGGCCGTCTGGTGGGTCGAGGCTTTGCGCCGGAGGCGTTGCAGGAAGGTGGCACGCAGCTCGCACAGAACGTGCTGGAACAGCAGGCGTACAACCCGCAGCAAGCTGCTATGGAAGGCGTGACTGAAAACGCACTGCTTGGCGGCGCCGTCGGTGCCACGGTCCGTGGCGGCTTTGAGGTTTCCAACATCCTTGGCGAACGCGCGGCAAAGAACCGCCAACAGGCTATGGAGCAAGCTGCCCAGCCTCCACTCGCATCCTACACGATTGCGACTGCGAAGCAGGATGATCCGACGCAGACTGTGCGTGAGCGCATTGATGTTATCGGTGCCCCCGATGCCGAAGGCAATGTAGTTGTCCGTAACGAGCAGGGCATGCTGCGTCGTATGCCCATTGCCGATATCGAAGCGCGGCGCGTGCAGGATGAAACTGCTCGTAACCTGAATATCCCGGAAACCTTTTCCCGACAGGCTATTGGCGAACGTCTGGCCCAGTCATTGGGTAACACGCAGCCTGATGAAGGGCTGAATACATACATCAACAGCATCAACCGTCGTTTGACGAGCGCGATGGCATCGGGTGATACCGAGGCGGCGGATACCTTACTTAAGGGGCAGACCCGTGCCCTGAACCGTGCCAAGCTGCCGGAAGAGACCAAGATCGCCCGCATGCTGGTGCTGGATGAAGCCCGGAAAGTTCATGACGAGTTCTTGGACTTTATGACTGCGCCTCCCGCTGGGACGGCTCCAGCCCCCGGACAACCCGCGCAAACAACGACTACTGCTACTCCTCCTATACCTACTAGCGTAGTAGATGAGATCAATCAAAATGCGCAGGAGGCGCAGGCTGAACGCGAACTGCGTATGGACCTGTTGCAGCAGACGCTACAAGCCCCGGTTACCGACCACCTTGGTGCGTTTGAAAACCTGATGTTCATGCACGGCCTTAGGCCGAACGCAGAAGAAACCGCGACTATCCGTGACTGGATGCGGCAGCAGTCAGACCTTGAGACAACCGCAGGGCAGGTGAATGAACTGCGCGACAACGAACTTGCCGTTGCCCGCATGAATATCATTGAGCCGACGCTGTACGACCCGGCAATCAAGGGTAAGAACAAGATCAATAAGATCAACGCTGACCTTAAACGGCGCGGTTTGGAACCGATGACCCGTGAAGAAGCCAGCCGTGCTTATGGTTTTGAAGCTGCCGAAAGTGTGTTCGGTCCTGAAGGGGAATACCAGAAGCGTTTGGATGCTGAAGAGGCAGCAGCAGCGCAGCAGCAACAGGAACAAGACACCAAACGCCAAACGGCCTTCAACCGTATCGCCAATAACCCCGCGATCCGCGACAAGTACAAAGCCTTCATCGAACTGGCCGACAAGAACGGCTGGGTGGGGCCGGACGAACAGGAGATGGCTATCCTGCGCGGTGACGCGGCTGAAATCGAGGGCATGATTCCCGAAGCGGGCCAGCGTCAGGCTGAACGCGAAGCTGCTGCACAACCCGCGCCGGTAGCCGAAGAAGCGCCGGTAGCCGAAGAAGCGCCGGTAGCCGAAGAAGCGCCGGTAGCAGAAGGAGAGCCTGCCGTCGAAGAAGACGTCACGCTGCCGCAGTTTGAAGAAGAGCCTGCGCCGGAAGAGGAAGTCGATGTCGAAGACCTAATCGACGAACACCCGGACATGCAGGAGCATGACGCACGGTACGATGATGCTACCCAAGAGGTATATAACGCGGAGAACATGAAAGAACTTCGCAAGCTCATGAAGCAATATCAGCGAGATGGGCTTATCGACGAAGACGATGTAGCTGAAATCAACTCCCGTCTGGAAGACGTCCCCAATGCTGAAAAGCTGGACGAAGCCATGGCCGCGCTTGATGAAATGCTGGATAATCAGCGCGAAAATCAGCGTGATGAAGTAGCAAACAACATTCGGGAAATCCTCCTAGCCCAGCAGGAAGAAGGTGCGCGGAAGGCGCAGGCTGATCCGTATGATGCGGTCTTGGAAGATATCGAAAACGCCATGTACAATGAAGATGGCGAACGCGATCCGCAGATCAGCGAACAGGCTTACAAGTTGCTGACTAACGCGGCGGAACAGAAGAATGCCTCCGCCGAACGCATCCAAGAAGAACTGGAAAAGGCTAAGGACCGCTACGCTGAACAGGCTATGCGGTCGCTAATGACGCCCGAAGAGCGTGCAGCCTACGAAGAAAAAGCGGAGAGTGTTAAGGAAGCACGGAACAAGCTACGTGAAGCCCTGTCTAAACTTGGCTTCAATGATATCAACATCATCGTTAAGGACATCCTTAATGGGGGTCAGGCGGGCGGTAGCTATAACCCCATGGACAGCATCATCCGCATGGCTATGGGCAATCAGGCGGAAATGGAAGGCGTCATGTATCATGAGCTTATCCATTACCTTAAGGACCACGGCTTCTTTACGGACCAAGAATGGCAGGCACTTGTGCGCGTTGCCAATAAGGACGTCGCCCTTCGGTCGGTTGTGCGCGTTGCCTATAGTAAAGAAAGCAGAGCGACCCGTGAAGAAGAGCGTGTAGCGGAACTGTTCCGTGCATGGATGAAAGAACGGCAGAGGCTGCCGATCAAGAAGAACGTCTTCACCCGCATCCAGAAGTTCCTGAACTCAATCCGTGACTTTTTCTTTAGTCAAAACCTGCGCGATGCAAATGCCGTCATGGAAGCCATCGCCAATGGTGAGTTTGCGCAGCGGGAAGACAAGGGGTCGCAGACCCTTCAGAATATGGTCGATGAGTCTATCGGCCCGCTCTATTCACGCATCCCGGCACCCCCAATCCCCGGTGGTCAGCCTGCCAGCCCACAGCGTCCGCTGATTGACACGGTTGGCTTCGCCACGGACCTGCAAGGCCGTGTGCGTCGTATGGGGTCCGCTGCGCTTCGTAAGCTGAACTACAAGTATCAGGATGCGACGGACTATACCCGTGCGCTTGCTGCGGTATATGGTGTGACTTCGCTGCCCGATAACATGAACGTAGCGAACAAGTTCGCTCTACTGGAAAGCCGCAAGATCGGCAACCAGATGAGCCTCCGTCGCTGGTTCCTCGACCCGTTGGAAGACAAGATCAAAGAGCTTGGTCTCGATCCCAAGGATGTCGGCATGTACCTGTGGGCACGTGCGGCTAAGGATCGTAACGCGATGGTCCTTAAAAGGAGCGAAGGTCAGATTACTGACGGTTCTGGTATGACTAACGCTGATGCGGATGCCGTCATCGACCACTTCCTGCGCGAAGGTCTCCTGCCCGACCTCAAGAAGGTCGCCAAGCTGCACGATGCACTGGTGGACTATATGGGCAAGGAGCGCGTCAAAGCGGGTATGATCTCGCAGGAAGAATGGACCCGTACCCGCAAGGAGCAGCCGTTTTACACGCCGATGAAGGGTTTCGCCCTTGAGGGCGACATGAACGAAGATGGCGATCCCACGAAGGCTATGCAGGAAGCGCGTGAAGATTTCCGCCGCCAAGGTGGCCGCACTCGCATCCGTGAATATCTGACGGCCAAGGGCCGTGAGACGATGCCTGCTAACCCGCTCTTTACCCTGATGTCGGATGCGCAGTATGCCATTGCCCGTATCGAACGCAACCGCGTGGCGCAGCAGCTTCTGGACAACGCTTTGGAAGACCCGGTGACGCACGAAGGTGTAGTCAAGGTATACTCCGAAAAGAAGACACCGGGTGCGACCATGTTGTCGGGTGAAGCCCTAACCGCGATGAAGGATCGTGCTACTGACGGTAGCCGTGTCGGTGACCGTGCCTTTGTGGTGAAGAAGGACGGAGAGACTTTCTACCTTGACTTCCAAAACAGCGATGCTGGTAATGCGCTGTACCGTGCCTTCTCCAATATGACGCCAAAGGAGTTGGGTGCGTTCTTCACGGGTACTGATACGAAAGTATTCGGTAAGACGGTCCATATCCCGGGCGTGCAAGATGTCAGCAACGGCATCAAGTCGCTTAAGACCCGGTTCAACCCGACTTACCTGCTTGGCACTGCATGGCAGCGCGACTTCCAAGAAGCTATCCTGACAAACCTTGCGGCACAGGGTGTAAAGGGCGGCGCTGCCGAAGGTAAAAAGATCGCTGCGCAATCAGCCAAGTATATGTTCAGCCCGGTACAGGCGGCAGTAACCCGGGCATATATGACCAGTAAGGACCCAACTGCGTCTAAGTTGGCGCAGACGGTTAACGCCCTCGTGCCCGGATCGACGACGCAGGAGATGGAAGAAACCACGCTTCTGTTCGACCAGTTCCTTAAGGACGGTGGTGCTGTCGGCCAATCCATGGTTATGAACGCTGCGGACCATATCCAAGCCTTCGATCAGGCACTGGGAGCCATCAAGGCTATGCAGGAAGGCCGTCCCGATAAGGCGGCTCTGGCTATGGCTAACTCCGGTCTGGAGTTCATGGATACCATCTCGCAGGTTATCGACATGCAGGCCCGCTTCGCTACCTACCGGGCTGCGCTGGATGCGGGCATTAGTCAGGAAGGCGCTGCTCTCCTCGCACTTGACTCCTCGCTTAACCTGACGCGTCGTGGTGAATGGGCACCTGTGCTGGATACGTGGTTCTTCTTCTTTAGTGCCGGTGTCGAAGGTGGGCGTAAGTTCATCAATCAGGGGATGACCTCGCGCAATGCGCGGAAGCTGATCCTTGGAGCCATCAAGCTGGGCATTTTGCTCCAGCTTTGGAACGCCTTCCGCAGCGACGACGATGACGAGGATGGCCGCAAGAACATATTCGATGTGAACGATATCACCCGCCAAAGCCGTGTCGTAGTCTACTACGGTTCGGGTACTAACGACTACGTTGCTATCCCCACAGCTTTTTCGCTGGGTTTCGCAAAGTACACTGGCGAACAAATCGCGGCTGCGATGCAGGGTGACATCACCCCTATGGAGGCAGCGGTCACCACCATGGATGCGTTCCGCAATATGGCTCTTCCGGTGAAGGGTTCGGCAGACAAGGACTTCCTGACTTCGGTCAAGAGCATCATTCTGCCCGATGCGGCACAGCCGCTGACCGATGCAGAGGCTAACGTCAGCTTCTTCGGTTCCCCCATCTACCGGGACAACAAGTATACGACTATGCCGCGCTCCGAGATGGGCCGTGAAAACACAAACGAGGCTTGGAAGTGGCTTGCCCGGGGTGTCAACTCAATGTCGAACGGTTCGACGACTGTGGCTGGAGGTTTGTCGCGGCAGCCGGAATGGTATCAGTATCTTGCTAAGCAGTACGGCGGCGGCTTGTTTGCCTTCGGTGCAGATATTGCGTCGGGTGAAATGCCGGAGCTGATGAAAATCGCGGGTAAGGGCGGTGAATATGCACCGATGAATAACTTCTACCGCAATACGGTCGGCATGGACCAGATTTACCCGACCTATAAGGACGCGGTGGAAACCGGGGATGACCGGGATTTTAAGGCCAACGAACGCAAGTACCCTGTGAAGACGGACGCCGAAGTCATGGAGGCCTATGCCCTAGCCAAGGACCAGCTGAAAGACATGAGCAAGGCTTACCGCAACGACGAATACCTCTCCATCGAGGAGTATCATGCGGATATGAACGAGGTGTATAAGGAGTTTAACCGCACCTTCACCGCAGTTAAGCGAAGGCCGCTAAAAGGAAATGGCCCCCCAGCGGTGCAGACTGGGAGGCCATCGGTGTTAACCAAGGAAGGAGCAAACTTCCGGGTATATAGTACCTACTGACGCCAAATTCGTAAACCCCTAATCCCATCCTCGATCACGATTTTCATCAATATCTTGATACGCAGGCGTCCGCAGACACACGTTATGGTACGCTTTGCCTCCTTCGGGTTAAGGCACGGAATGAAGATAGACGTGCCCCGTCGGAAGGTTTTCCAGTTAATATCGTACTTAACTCCCTCCACCAGCATCCGTCTGGTCCGCGCTTTGTGTGTCGGTGTCGTCCACCCCAACCAGCTCCTTAATGTCGATAAAGCCGCCGACCGTTGTATCAAAGATTAGGCAATAGACGCCGGGTGTGGTAACCTTCATGCCCTTTGACAGGCGCTTCACCCCTGTGCCGACGAACACACCGTTCTTCTTCAAGGTTTCCAGCGTCTCCTTGTAGTTCACCTGCGTAGACACGCAGTCCTGCTTGAAGGGCTTCGCTGCGATAAACAGTTTCTTCGTATCAGGTTCGAACCGGATCAGGAGTTCGCCACGCGGCTCCATCTTCGGCATCATGGCCATGTTCGTGCGTTGATCTACGCCGTCATCCACCACCAGCACGTTATTGATATGCCGGTTCAAATAGTCACCCACGATGCTGGCAACGTCTGTAGCTGGCGGCTTCACATCTTCACGTAGGGCCAAGATCATCTTAGTCGCCCATTCATAGATGCGCTGCATGTCCCAGTTCATCAACTTAAGGTACTTCACGGCGATTAGGCCGCCCGTAATGTTGGCGGCAACGACTGCCGACCAGAAGCGTTCCCGCTGCGTCAGCTTTAGTTCACGGTCGATCTTTGCCTGAATGGACCGCACGGTGGCTTCGGCCTCTTCCTTGTTATTAACCAGCCATGCAGCAAAGATCGGCCCGGCATGCCCGTAGTTTTCCAGCAGTTGGTGGTCGAACATTTCCTTCGCGTGGTTCACGTCAAGCACATTCGCATAGTCGATCTTATACTCGATCATGCGCATCATTTCGCCGTCCGGGGTGTTTTTCGGCCCCTGTAGCTTTTCGTAAAAGGCAGCGTTCGACGACATCAGGGAGATGGTCTGCCATTTGGTGGTGTTAGCCCGCAACCTATTGCCACTGGCTTCCATACGGTCTTTGCCCTTACCATTCGACATAGCGTAGATCAGGTCCGAAAAAGCCATCCCCGACATGTTGGTAATTTCGTCCACGCAGTAGGGCAGGTTGTTCATGATACCCAGTTTCAGGATACGTGCGTTGTCCGTATCCTTCTGCGTCGAACACAGGTCACGGGGGTGTCCCCATACGCTGTTACACATATGGAGGATGGTCGTCTTGCCGGTACCAGAGTTAGGGTGAATGACGTTGATGGCTGCACCCGATTGGCCCGTGAACCGCAGGAGCGGCGCACCAAAGGCAGTCAGCGCAGCAAACGCATGGGCTTCCAGCCCCGGTGTATTATAGAGGTTAAAGACCTCCTGCCACTTTTTCATGTCCCCTGCCGGGGCTAGATGTGGCGCGATGCTCTCCGTAACTGATGAAGGGGGGCTATAGTAATTCCCCTGCGCGGTGATCTCCTGATCCCCGATGATAAACTTGCTATCGTTGTCGGCCCAGCCGAACTGCGTACGCATACGCTCTGCCCTTTCCTTGGTTCGCAACAGCCCGTTGGCTGTGATGATGTAGTCAAAAATAATGTCATACTGCTTGGCACTGACCATGACGTCGTGCATCGACAGCACCTTGCGCAGCTCCGTCTTGTCAGTGACGTGTTTGTTAGGGACGACGAACTCTTTAACCCCGTCCAGCGGCGTGTGGTGCCGCATAACAACAACATTCCCCTCTGCCGGATCGTGCATGCGCTTCACGACATATAAGTGATCCTGATAAACAAACACCGGGTCTGCCTCGGGATCGGCTAGCTTTTTCCAAATACCTCCGTTTTCGCCCCAGTAAAAAGGCTTCGGGTACGGCGGTATACCTACCGTCTCCTTCTTACCGGTATCTTGGTTAACGTACTCTGTGGCAGCGTAGTCCTCTTCGCTGGCAGCTTTAACTTCCATGCCAAGGACAATAGGGTTTTTGATCTTACCGAAGTGCGGGCAAGACGCACACAGGCCGGGGTTATTCCGGTCGAACGTCGCGCAGTTATGCGGCCCCTCGATATGTGCGATCTTCTGCACTGTCTTGCCGGGATCGTAGTCTGGGTGCCCCTCGGACAGCTTATGGATCGCCTTATCTTGGTCAGAGCAGAACTTAGCCACTGACAGGGCGTCAAACCAACGTGCCTCCGACAGACTGTCCCGATTCTGGTAGCAGTCCAGCAGTTGCGCGCATCCGTCGCCTTTAGCGCTGCGGCGCATGATCTTGGCAAAGGACTTGCTTGATGACTCCTGCAACATCTTACCCAGCGCGGTCAGCTCCCGTGCCGCTGGCAGCTTCGCCTTAGGTTTAACGCCCAGTAGTTTAACGAGGTCGTCGTATGAGACGGGTTGACCTACCGTCATTACTGATACGGTAGTAGCTGGATTGTCTTTAAAGTTGTACGTACACGGTATCCGAAGGACACGCGCTGTTTCGAAGACCGCGGGGTCTACGTACAGGTCATGGGTCACGCACAGGTCACGCAGCCGGTGCGCTACAGGCTCCCACCGGTCAGGCGTAATCTCCTGTGTCAGCGGCCAGTATACGTGTAACCCGCGCCCCGAATTGACGATGATCGGCTTGGGCAGGCCGATATGAGCGCAAAACTTCTTAAGTGCGGTTAACCCGGCGGTTTGATCTATATAGCCTCCCGGTTTCCCCGTCTTTTCGTTCACTACGGCTTTGGTTGGCCCGCAGTCGATATCCAGCCAGAAGGACTTAAGCGCTTGAACATTGCTCTTCTTGCGCCCTGATCCATCCTTATACTTCGCTACTCCGAAGAACACGTTACGCTGCTGCTGCACCAGCATCGCGGCAATATCGTCAACTTCCTGTCGCGTCTCGACAAGGTACTGCTTGGTGTTATCGACGCCCTTGATGCCAACCACGGCATACCAGCCACCGGCTGGCTGCACTGCATCTAAGAGGTCAAAAGTGGTCATTGCTCCCCCGGCAGGTCGAAGCCTGCTTCTCGACTAGATGGAACCCGCTTAGTTAAGCGACGAGATATACTGTTCGACACGAGCCGTCAGGCTGGTTCCGGGATTTGATACGCCCCGGAACCAGTTATAGACCGTCTGTCGAGATACACCCATCCGCTCTGCTACCAGACTGGCGGGGATATCGTGCTTTATGCACACCCGCCCGAGGCGGACACCCAGCAGTTTGCTGGATGCCCTAAGGTTAAGGTCGCGGAGTTTAAGGCTGTAACCTTGGCTCACAGTATTACCCTTCGTCGTCTGCGCCCCATGCGTCGATAATCGACGACAGGTCAGCCTTAGGCTCCACAGCTGCTTCTTCCTTCTTAACCGTGCGCTTAACCGGTTCTTCAAGGACTTCCGCTTCGTCAGCGTCAAAGGGGTTCTTGGGCTTTGCTGCGGCAACAGGTGCGGGTGCGGGGGCAGGCTCTTCATCATCCGGCTCGTCAGAACGGACAACCTGCGGGGCGGGTTCAGCCTTGGCTGCGGGCTTCGCAGTCACACCGTCTGCTTGCGCAACGGTAAGCTGGATGTACTTCTTGGTCTCCGGGTCGTTCTGCGCCGCGATCACCAGCTCGTACTCTTCGTCACTGATGCCGCGAAGCGGCGTGAACAGCAGCTCCATGCTGTCAGCGTTCAGGTCGTAACTGATGTTGGTGACAACCGTGTCCGGGCTTTCGTTGTTCCCGGCCAGATAGGTCACATAGCTTTCGAACGGATGCACGTTACCAGTGCCCTTACCGAACAGCGACTTAGCCGGAATGTTGAACTGGTACACGTCACCGGTCGGATCACCTTCGAGAAGGATAGCAATGCGGCGCTGGAAGCGGCAGGCGCGACCACCGTTATCGCCCGAACCCTTGATGTTCTGCTTGCAGTCGGCGCAGTTTTTGGACTGCGGGTTAGGCGCACCGGCTTCCGGCTTATCCCCAAGGTTCGACCAGCAGTCAGGCAGCGTCGGCTTCGCATTGGGGTCGTACTTGCCAGCGTAAAACTGGCGCGAAACCTTCGGCAGCACGTTAAACTCGCCACGGATGGCGTTGCCGATCTGCTCCCCGTTAATGATACGCTTAAACGTGCCATTGGTGTTGGTAGCGATGCGGCGCATCGTGCTTTGCTGAACCAGAGACTGACCCAAAGCGGTCATGCCGCGGCGGGTAGCGGTGGAAACTGCACCGGGTTGTTTAAAAATGGTAAGATTGCTCATTGGTAGTGCCTCATTTAGTCGTGGGTTTACGTACGGTGACTGCGTATTTACGGTCACACTGGAGACCCGGTGGGAACGCTTCCGGGTTATCATCCAAAAACTGCTTCATGTTCCCGTTGTGGATACGTTGCTCCAAGAGGAACGGCGCATCGTTTTCCTTGATGAAGTCGTATAGAGTTCCCCAGTCGGTAGTCCAGTAGCGCTGGGTCACCCGGCGGGAAATCGTGCCGTGCTTCGTTTTAATGCTATCAGCGTTTTGCTGGTTGCATATATCCAACAGCGTCGAGGCGACTGTCTCCAGCTGCCCTTTCAGCGTGTTGATCTCGTTCTTGAACGCTTCTTCGCGGTCCTCCACAGCCTTGCGGATTTTGCGGTAGATGCGCACGAGTTCATCGACCGGCAGGTCTTTAATATCATCTGACATGTTTGCTCCTTTCACCGACACCCAGATTATCTTAACATTTTACAGTGTCAAGGGGTAGTACCTAATATTTGTCGATACAGGTCGATGATCTTCTGGTGGTTGTCGATGTTGCTTTGCAGCATGTGGTAGAGCTTTGCCTCTACGTCGCTACCCCGGATGTGCACGATGGTCATCGCGTTCTTCTGCCCCGGACGGTTGATCCGGGCATTGGCTTGTAGGTAGGTCTCCACTGACGTCACCGGGGCGTACCAGATAATTGTGTCTGCCGCCGTAAGGGTAAGCCCATGGCTCGCTGCCTGTGGCTGGATGAGCAGTACATTTGGGTGTTTTTGGGTCTGGAATTGGGTGACGATCTGGCTGCGCTTGGTTACAGGTACCTTACCGTTAATGACATCGCAGGAGATACCCTCCTTCTCCAGACGTTCCCGTAGTAGCTCGATGGTGTGCGTGAACGGCACAAAGACCAGCACCTTGTTGGCTGCCTCTTCGACCACCTCCAGCACGGCATTCAGGCGGTTGGATACGTCAAACTCCAGCACGGACCCATCATCCGTATAGACCGCACCCCCGCTGATCTGGAGCAGCTTGTTCAGCTTAGTCGCCGCATTGACCGCACTGACTTCTTCCCCCGCTGCTTCGATCAGCATCTCGGACTTGAGCTGTTTGTAGTATTTCATCTGCTGCGCCGTGAGCGGCGCTTCCCGTTCGACGTGTGTGACTTCCGGCAAGTCCAGACAGTCTTTCTTTTCGAACCGGATAGCGGGTTGCAGTACCTTATGCACCGTCTGCTCTGCGTTCGGTCGTGTCGCCCACTTAAACTGCGTCACCTTGTACATGACGCTATCGCGGAAATGGGTGAAATATTTCGGGCAGTTCGGGTTAACCAGCTTAGCCAGACCGTACGCATCCACTGGGCTTTGTGCTGCTGGCGTACCAGTAAGCATCCATAGACGCGGACTCAGTGCGTTAACGATACGGTTCAGCACCTTCCAGCGGTTGGTCTGCGGGTTCTTATATGCGTTTGCTTCGTCCACCACGATCAGGTCAAAGCCACCCTTGATGATGGCATCCTCGACCACGGCCAGCCCGTCAAAGTTAATGACGACGAACTCGGAGCCAGCGTTAATGATCTTTTCCCGCTGCTTGGCCGTACCATGCGCAACGCTGCACGAGCGGTGCATAGCAAACTTAAACAGGTCCTGTCGCCACGCGCTGTCCATAATAGACAAGGGGCAAAGAACGAGGACGCGGTTGACCTCTTTGCGCCGCATCATATAATCCGCTGCCCAGATGACGCTGGCCGTCTTACCCGTACCCTGCTCGTTAAAGCAAAAGGCCCGGTCATGAAGCGTAAGGAAGGACGCGGTGGTCTTCTGATGGTCAAACGGCGTCAGCCGCCCAGTCCACGCATAGTCCTTAAGGATTCGGGATGGGACCTCAAAGCTACGCAACGCAGCCAGCGCACGGGCTTCCTTCATCCCCCAGTAAACGGCTACCTTGGAGACGCCCTGATGGGTCTCCAATAGCTTCGACTTTTTGATTGTGCTTAGGATCGGATCGGGGTTTTGCGTCCTGACGACTAGCACCTTATCGTCAATAATCTGCATTACTTCTTCCTTTTGCGTTCCCGATTGCTCGTCTCGGAAACAAGGTTCCTCTTCGCGTCACGTTTAAATGAACGGTTAGTCGATTTGCTCTCGACGCGCAGACCGTCCTTGATGGAACCGCCTTTGTCAATCGCCTTGACGTGTGCCACGTCCTTGCCGTCGCCCTTGTGGACCTTGCCAGCCTTCATCATCTTGGCACGGGCAGCGTTACGCTGTGCGCGCTTCTTGATCTGGTCTGGACGCCCCTGATACTCATCGTATTCGCGGCGGTAGTTACGCACTTTCATGGGCATCAGCCAGTTCCTTAAAGTAACCTAATTTAAACGTCGTCAGGTCTATATATACCTCATTCCCGGTGGCGACGGAAGTCAGGATCATCTGGTCTGTGTTAATGTCCCAGTATTTGAACTTATACAGCCACCCATGATAAGCGATGACCATATCCGCATTGGGTGCATCCACCGCCAAGGCGAACATCGTACCGGGCTTCGGTATCACCGGTCAGACCTTGTGCATCTGCTCGGCTACAACCTGTCGTACAGCCTGTTTAAAGTTATAGTCGCCCCAGTTCATGTGCCGCATTACGGTGTTAGTTATTTCATATCCCCGTGTCCGGGACATAAAATCAAAGTCTTCCAGTGCAGCCCTGATCTCTTCGCGGATAAGCTCGCGCACGTTTTCCATGAGCTTAAGGCTCATCGCTGCTTGCACCTCGTCTGATACTTGTTGCTCCATTACCTTCTCCTTGGTCTATGATGCTCGCAGCTAGTCACCGGACACCAGCCACATAAAGGGCCGCTCTTCGGATTAAACACCCCAGCCTGCATCGCGTCTTCAAGCTGCGTAAGCTGCGTATCGAACACGTTCATGTATATACCTAAGTCAGTACGGACATGCGTCTTCTTCGGGAACTCGTTGCTTACCACGTAAGCCAGCCCCGACTTGATCCGCATCACGTCAGGGAAATGCACGAATACCGCACCTGCCATCAGGTCCAGCTGCTTCATGTCGGCGTATTTGGCGTTCTTCCCTGTCTTATAGTCGATCATGTGGGCGTTCCACCCGTCCACGATCAGCAGGTCCACGATACCCCGATACCAGACGTCAGGATCGAAGAAGTCGCATGGTTTGAAGCCATCCGGGGTTTTCTTTACCCCCAGCTTCATCTCCGTATGCTTCTCCCCCGGAAACTTAGCCAGCGTCTCTACGACTGGCCGCATAATCTTGAACTTGTCCGGTATCGGGGTGCCGTGCTTGATGTAGTGTTCAGCAGCTTCATGGGCTTCGTTGCCATAGATAGAGGCTTCGTTACCCTCGTCCTTGACGTCCTTAGCCACCTTAAGGTGAAAGTACTTCTTCGGGCACTGGTCAAAGGTCTTGATGCTGCTGTACGACCACGCTGTCATTTTATCGGACTTTCCCTTCGAGACGATCAGCCACCAGCTTAGCGTATCCGGCAATATCAATCCAGCTATCAGCGTAGTCCGGGTCGCCGTTTAGGATGCGCCCGATTTTGTGGAAGATCATCTCAAGGGCTTCAAGCTGATCCACGTCAAAAGACTTATTGCGCTGCCTACAGAACTCGCTCATCACCGCCTTAAGGTCTTGGGTAATTTGGGCATGCCCCCAGAAAGTTCCGTACCGTTTACCGCGCTCGTTGAGGATAGCGTTGACGTTATTGGGGTCCGATACGCCCGTAACCGGCGGTGCCGACACTAGCCCGGAGGCTGCCTGTGGACTAACCATACCCTCAACCACGAGATACTCCCCCGGCTTGGGTTTACCCTTACCCTGCGACATAACGTGCAGCGTTTCCTTCATGTCTTCGGTTAGCTCCAGCGTATCCGCATGGATCATCTGCTTTTTAAGGGCGTAGATATACGCAGGGCTTACGCCCAGCTCCCGGCGGATTTGCTTCGCTGGCACCCCTTGGTTAAGCATCTCCATGATGCGGGCTGCCTTTTCACCGTATCCCAATTTCTTCTTAGCCATTTCACTTGCTCCTTACTTTAGGTTGCCACCGCTCTTCAAAATGTCCCCATCAAAGATATAGGTCCCTGTATGGGTCAGGCGGACAAATGGGTGGGCATGGATTTGTCCGCCATGTTTGCGAAACAGCTCGCAAAAGTGATAATCTTCCGACAGCAGCGCGCCGCTATTGTCGATGCTGGTAGCGAAGAACTCATAGGTGAGTGGTTTTACGTATTCGCCACTCTCGTCTTTAAATGACGACACGCGGTAGGTAGGCACATAGGGTTTCAGAAACTCGAACACCCCCCGCTTGATGAGCATGAAGCCTGTGCCGCCATGGCGCACTTCGATGCAGCCTGTCTCGTCCGTCTCCTGATGGGCACCGCCGATCATGTTAAAGACAAACGCCCCGGCGTAGTCCTCTAGGTCTGCTTGGCTAGTCTGTGCAGCGCGCTTAACGCTATCCCAGTTCACTTCCTTCTTGGGGTAGATGCCACAGCATACGTCCTTGTCGGCCAGCATAAGCTGCGCGACTGCCTCCCCGTCGAACCCAATGTCAGCGTCGATGAACATAAGGTAGTCGTGCTCACTCTCAAGAAAGAGGCGCACCAGATCGTTCCGCGCACGGGTAATCAGGCTTTCGTTCATGATCTGGCACCATGCCACGTTGACGCCGATCTCACGCATCTTCTGCATGGTCATCAACAAGCCCTGCACATAGGTCCCCGTACACATACCACCGTACATGGGAGTAGCGATCATAATGCTAGGTCGCTTAGTCTCCACAGGTTTTACCTTGATTTCGTCATTCACCGGCTTGCTCCTTCGCTTTCTGCCGTTTCATGCGGTAATACCGCTGCTCGGTTGCCGCTACGCTCATACCTAAGCGCTCAGCGATTTCGTTTTTGTGGACGCCGTAGGTCCACAGGTTCCAAAGCTCCCGCTCCATTTCCGGCGTCCACTCGACCCTTTTACGCGATACAAACGGCATGTCAGATGTCCTGCTCAATCACGGCGTCATGGCCGCAATCGTAGATCAGGTCGCCCAGCCAGCTTGAACCACAGGTGGTGCAGGTTTTGCGAAACGGTGCCCGCTTGGGAACGATCTTAACCTGACCAACAGCGGTCTTTGCTTTGCCCTTACCTTTTGCCACTACTTACCTCCCTTGAAGCGACCACGTGCATCGCGGTCAGTCAGTCTATGCAGCTCGTGGTTGAGCCGCTCGTTCTCGTGTTTGATCTGTCCGACAACCTTGAAGTTGTACGCCATCCCGAAAAAGAACCCAGAGATAGCGGCCAACCCAACGATCAGTACGATGTACACAGTATCCATTACCCTTCTCCCTTCTTGCGTACGACCAGTTGATAGCCAACGTGGACGATCTCCGCTTCTTCCGCGAAAATGTTGCAGAAGGCGTCGATTGCAGGTTTGGGGCGGTGCAGGATGTCCCGCGGGTTGCCCCACATATAGTCGTCAAAGACCATCATACCCTTGGGGCGGAGCAGCGCCCAAGCCATACAGGCGTCGGTCAGCACATCCTTGGCGATGTGGCTCCCGTCGATGTAGATGAAGTCGGCTGCTTCCCCGCCTTCAATGAACCTAGCCAGATAGCTGGTGGAAGTCCCCTTATGTTTAAGGATCGAAATGTCGTGGTTGCCGTAGACGATTGCGGAATTGTGGTCGAACCGCTTCTCCACCTCGCTCATATTTTGATCGCCGTGTTCCTCGCCGCCTTCCCATGTGTCGATGCAGAAGATTTCATCTCCCGTCTGCATCATGTTTTCAGCGGTCCAGACCATGCTGCGGCCCTCAAAGGAACCGATCTCAATGAAGGTGCGGTTGCCCGGTTCCCCCGGCAGGTGTGGAATAAGCTGCTCCCATACGGGCGGTGCCCAACCAAACCAGTCTTTCGTGAATTGATATTCGGTCATTTTTTGTTCCTAAACGTATCCATAGCTGTTTCGACTAATCCCTTACCGACTACGGGTGTCGGGTATCGGGATGGCATGGTGGTGCCGATTGACGATGAGTTCCAGAGGTCCGTGCTGCGCGGAAACGTGTTCTGGAACTGCTGCAAGGCTCGTGCCTGCGCATCTACCTGCATCTGCGCCAGCTGCGCCGATATGCGTTGGTAGTCCTGCTGCTGTTGTAGGTGTTGTCGGGCAAGCGTGACTCCCGCGTCTTGCGCCTCTTCCGGCTCGTTTGGCGCATCTCTTAGCAGAAGCCCCATGATCTCCTTATGGATGCGACCCATCTTAATCTCACGCAGCTTGGCCTTCATCGCCTTCTTCTCGTGGGGCGAAGCGACGTGGTTAATGTCGCTATACACGCTTTCCCAGCGATGAAGGCCACGACCGACAAACTCATCTGGGTGGCTGTCCATCCGCGCCAGCAGCAACTGCACGGCAGGGTGCATCTCCTGCGGTTCTTCGATCTCTTCATTATCCATCAGCTTGCTCCTTCATTCGTTGCTTGTGCCTACGTATACGGTGCGACACGCTGGTCAGCCCAAAGGACTCAGATATCTCCCTAATGCTCATCCCTAACTTTGTTAGGTTAAACAGGTATGCGTCCGCTTCTTCGCTGGTCATGCTATCCCGCAGTTCGTGCCAAGCCTTTTGTCTTTCATCCGTCTCTGTCCTACGCGCCATCATCAGGTCGGTGTATTCCTTTGCGCGGTTAAGACAGGCTTCCCATTGAGAGTCAGTATACTTATCTACCCACCATATAGGCGGCTTATCCACCATAGCTTACCCCCACCTTGCTTTCACAGTTCAACGGTAGGTCAGGTGCCCATTTGGGCCTGATCCTCATGCACAGTTCAACATATTCCCGGTCCGTTTCAGCCGTATCCTTGTGCGCGATAGCTCCCACGGCGTCATGCACCGTCATCACAACACGCAGCTTACGGGCGACCATCAGCATCTGTTCGCCTATTACGATACGGGCAAGTGCCTGACAGACGTTTTCTGTCAGCTTACCGCCGTAGATGCGGTTCGGGATCACGGCACGGCCCTTCTTCTGGTCGTAGACGATCTCGCTCTTACCCGTCTTTTTATCAACCTGCTCCCGCAGGTTTGGGTACTTAAGGTATAGGCCGTTAGGTAGGCGTATTCCCATCAAGTTGACCGTCACCGCACCCTTACGACCAAAGTCAGTCGTCTGCTGGTTCATCATGCCTTCGATGGCTTTGTTCCCCTGCTTCCACAACGCAGGGATTTTCGGATAAGTCTCCCGATAGACCTGAATGATGCGAACGCACTCATCAAGGTCCAACTCTACGCCCATAGCCTTCAACTGCGCTTGGAACTTGGCCGCACCCATGCCGTAACCTGCGCCAAGGATGGTGGTCTTACCGACGAACCGCTGGTCCTTCGTCACCTGCGCGATAGGCACACCATAGATGGAACTTGCCATGATCTTATAGACATCCTCCCCTGCGTCGAACGCAGCGACAAGATCATCCTGCCCAGCCAGCCACGCCAAGGTCCGCGCTTCGATCTGGCTACTGTCGCAGTCGATAAACACATGGTCTTCCGGGGCAAGGATCGCCTTCTTAAGGGCGGAGCCACGGGGCAGGTTCTGCATATTTACCTTGTCGTCACCACCCCAGCGCCCGGTGTGGGCCGCATAGTAGCGTAGGGGGATGGGCAGTGTGCCGCGCTCTGCGATCCCGATCATCCGTTCGGTGCGCGTTTCTTCCAAGGTGGACTTCACGCCCAGCCTAGCTGCCACGATGGCTTGAACACGGGGGTCCCCATGATCCAGCAGGGCTTTGAACCCTTCGTCGGTCTTGCCGAAAGCCCATGTCTCCTTGCCCGTGGTTGGGCTTATCTTGGTAGGGGGAACTACACCAAGGCTCTGAAGTAACGCAGCCAGCTTCGGATTGGACATCAGCTCGGACTTGTCCGTCTCCACCACGGCCATCAGCTTGGCCTTTTTATCCTTAACCGTAACTAAGTGGCCTTGGAGCGCGTCCTTATTAAGGATTAGCGTCGGTTCCGTGAACATACGGATCGTAAGGTCGATCAGCTTAAACTCCAGCACGGGTAGCCGGGGCGCGATCTCCTTGAACAGGTCGTAGGTCAGGGCAACGTCGTTACGGCAGTATTCCCCATACCGCTCCAGTTCTTCGTCCGTGAAGTCGATGCGCCCCTTACCAAGGGCGTTGACAACCTCCGTCCCCTTCACGCCCAGCCCGTAGCGCTCTGCTGCCTTCGCCAGACTATTCCCCGCATCGGGGCCATCCAGTGCGCGCAGCATGGAGAGAGTATCTGCAATACGCTTGGGCCTTATGTCAAAATGCCAGTTCAAAATTGACATATCGAACATGGCGTTGTGGGCTACAGCTACGCTGTTATCCCAGTCGAATTGATCCAGCCACGCCTTAATCTTTGCCTTGGGGCCGCTCATCCATTCCGGCTGGCCCTCGCCAACCTGCACAGCAACGCCGATCACTTCGAACAGTTCATCACGGACATACTCTTCCGTGGTCAGCTTCGATAGGCTGAACGTGCTGTCGTAATAGGTTTCGAAGTCTATGGTCAGGATATTCATTTCATAAGCCAGTTCATGATGGCATCGTACAGGTCGTACTTACCGTTAAAGTCCCAGAACAGGACGATGAGGATAATCAGCCAGTCGCCGCTGTTATCCACGCTTACTTTCATGTCGCTCATTTCCGATCACCCATGTCGTTTAAAAACACTCGCAGTTCCCACGGCAGGTCGTCGTCC